CTTCCATTTGTAAGACCTGTTAAGGTATAAGAAACATTAGAAGAATTAGTATCAATCTTAGTATATGTTGTATCAGTATCTAAGCGATAATATACATTATACTTAATTATACTTCCTCCGTTGGGATTTGAAGCAGTCCACGATAGGTTTAACTGTTGATTGCCTGGCGTAGCTGATAAATTGGTTGGTGCGAAAGCTAATCCGTCAGGCGATCCTGATAGAGGCGTTGACTGTGGACCTTCGCCTGTTTCATTGAGGGCAGAAACGGTATAAGAATACGATGTTCCGTTTGTAAGACTGCTGTCAATGTAAGAAAGTGCAGGCGCTCCATATGATACGGTACCGCGACTAGCAACACTTGCTCCGGTAATAAAAATACTCTTTCCTAATCCGGTCCAAGTTATACCATCGGAAGAATAAGCAATGCTATTTGTTGTTCCGTGTCCAACAGCAACCCACCTAGTTCCAGTCCAAGCTACGCAATTACAGTTATCAGAAATAATACCTGTTCCTAATCCATTCCATGTTATACCATCCGACGAATAACCAATTGTATTTAATGCTCCATTCCCCCCGACAGCAACCCACATAGTGCCATTCCAGGCGACACTATTACCGCCACTATAATTACCTATATTATTAGGGTTATTACTAAAAATACTATATCCCAAACCGGTCCAAGTTATACCATTAGATGAATAAGCAATGGCATTTGTTTCATAACCGACAGCAACCCATTTAGTTCCATTCCAGGCTATACCACTACCAGCGCCAGTAAAAATACTATTTCCCAAACCGGTCCAATTTATACCATTAGATGAATAAGCAATCGTATTTGTTCCATTTCCAACAGCAACCCACATACTGCCGTTCCAAGCAACACCACTACCAGCGCCAGTAAAAATACTATTTCCCAAACCAGTCCAATTTATACCATCAGATGAATAAGCAATGCTATTTGTTCCATAACCGACAGCAACCCACATAGTGCCGTTCCAGGCAATACCAATACCATATCCAGAAAAAATATTCATTCCTAAACCAGTCCAATTTATACCATCGGAAGAATAAGCAATGCTATTTGTTTCACAACCAACAGCAACCCACATAGTGCCATTCCAAGCGACACCATTACAGCTAGTAGAAAAAATACTCTTTCCTAATCCAGTCCATGTTATACCCCCATCGGAAGAATAAGCAATAGTATTATTGTTTCCCGAACCACCCGCCACACATTGTAAAATAGGAGAACCTGTAACTGATGTGAGATAATTGCCATCCCGGTATATTTTATAAGAAGTTATATTATCTCCAGTTGGTTTACTCCAGTCTACTTCTAATTGCATATCTCCTGATGCAACTCCGACAATAGTAGGAGCATCTGGTGCAGGAAATGATAATTGATAATCAGAATTGGATGTAAATGTATAACTAAACGTGGTTGTAGTTCCAACCTTCTTATTTGATGTACCTATTTTTTCATAGCTTGAGGTTTGAGTATTATATCTATATAAATCTAAGGAAGATATGGTTTCTGTTCCGGGAATAACAAAATCAATAGGTATAGAAATATTAGATAATAAAACATTGCCACTTCCATCTACAGCTTTAAAATATATGCTTGCTTTGGATCCACTAGTAGTGCTTACATTGTCAACACTTAAAACTAAACTATCCGTTGAAGATAAAGAAGTTATATCGGCGGTAGCACTCTGTATTTTACCATTAATAACTTTACTAGCAACAACAGACGTAACATTGGAACGTTTGTTCACAGCCATTACACTTGTTTTACTAACACCCTCAACCGTTCTTTGAACGCAAACATTATTAATATTATTATTAATTGAACTTAACACAGCAGGACCTACATCTGACGAAGATGTAAATACACTTAATACATAGTTATTAGAACCGTCATTTAAAAGAACTGGATCAAGGTCCGATAATCCAGTTAATGCGTTCATTGTTTTAATAGGAACAGTCTGCACAGTTCCACCAATATCAATTTGTATACTAGTTGCATTATTTGGAACTGTAGAAGAGTTAAATGTGCTGGTTGTAGTTAAGGTCATTATATGATATATAAATAGTATAATAATATATTTTTTTAATCGAAAAATGTCTAAATATTAGATTTTATTTTGTTATAATCTATTTATTATTGTCATTGTGTTATTTTTTCTGTTAGTAAAAATAAATAGAGTAATAAAACCATAACAAAATAAACTTTTGTAAAAAATAAAATAAAATAAAAATAAAAATAAAAATAAATTATTCAAAGAAGAGAGAGAGAGAGAGAGAGATTTCAAAAAAACATAAACATATTTATTTTTCCATCTCTCGAATATTATTTATTATAATTAATTATTATAAGACATATAATGAAAATTATAATATTATTTTCTATTTTGTTAATTTTAATAATGCTATTTGCAATTAACTTTAATAATATAAAGGAAAACTTGACCTCTTATGAAGACTGTATAGGAAAGGGGTATAAAAAGGAGTTTTGCGCTAGAACGCCAGTTTCAATTGGAGGACCTTCTATGTGCACTTGTAGCGATGGAAGAATAGGAACTATAATGCCTGGATTTAGAGGTGAATGTATATGCAATAACAACAGTAGTGCGATTAATAGTAATTTATTATATAATTAGTAATAATTTATAGTGTCTATAAAAAAATTGAAATGGTTTTATGTTTATTTTATATATCACAAATTGACTATATACACTTACAAAGAAAACAATAGAAACGCAAATATTATCTCAACGATGCCAGTTAATTACAACATTAATGATGCTACAAACAACAATAATGAATTAGAAAGAGATTTGGCCGATGCCGGAAGAACAAGCGACATTGCTTTGGAATGGTTTAAGAATAATGAAGAGATACATGAACAAATCTATATTGTTGATGTATTGGAGAGAGAAAAGGCAGAGAGACAACGCATTGATGAAGAAAAAGCAAGAGCAGATGAAGAGATGGCAAAACTTCACGCAATACTAGATGCAGAGTTTGAGGTATTTTGGATCAAGTATTTAGAAAAAAAGGAAAGAAAAAAGGAAAGATTGAGATCACTTAAATTGGAAACTTGTAGACGTATTTATAATTAATTGTGTTATGTTAAAAAAGAATAAAATGTTAAAAAAAATAAAAAATGTAAAAAAAAAATAAAAAATGTAAAAATTAAAAAAAAGAGAAAGAGAAATTAAAAATAAAAAAGGTCCAAAATAAAACAACCGACCCTTTTTTATTTTTTTTCATTTTTATCTCTCTCTTTTATCTCTTATAAAAATCATTATTTATTCCTGTCTATTATATAAATGCAACAAGAGGAGACGCAAATCTCTCAGACAGGCGGATTATATTTAAAAAATATAGATAAAAGAGGGTTCAAGCCAATTCTTGATATGATTGTGCATCCAGAATCTACTATAAAAGTTTTAACATATAGTTCGTTAAAGGGATTTATGATTTCATTAAATGTTGATAAACAACAATCTGAATATAATTATCTCTCTGAAACTCCTCCAAGAAATTTTACAAAACCTGTTACAGACTTTTTATTAAAACTAGCCATAATAACTAAAAAGGAGAGAAATATTGGAAGAATCAATTTTCCGTCATCATCCTCGTCCTCATCGTCTATAAAAACTAGAAATATTTATAATGGGTTTGGTATTTCAATGTTATTAGATAGCGATGAAGATGAGGACAGCAATGGTATACTTAAATATTCTGAAACAATTGATTCGTTTATAGAAGAGGCCAAGATACAGCAAAAAATATGGTATACATCTTTATCAAATAACAAGGACCAGATATGCCCTTCTATAGCAAACTTTTCAATGTTTACAAACAAAAACTCTAGACGTCTGTTAAATCTACTGAAATATAAAACGAAAGATGAAGTTCTTAAACATATTTTGAATTGGATAATTAATATACTAGAGAATAATGAAACGGATACAGAGATAGGTATAATTACAATGCCGCTTATTCAAAAATCGTCAACGTTTGATACATATTTAAACTTGTATGAAAATGGTGAAATACCAAAAAACGAGTTTTTAATGTCTATCGAATCATTTTTAATACAAACATTGCGTCTTTGGATAGACCATAGAATATATCACGCGGATTTACATATGAATAATAGTTTGATATACAAGAACGATGATGGAGAGATTAAATGCGTTTTAATCGATTTTGGAAAGATTGTAGACTTTAATAGATTTATAAGTAAATACAAAGACGAAGATGGACTAACAAGTAATTTTTTCGGTTTGATGAATAAACGGATGGATAGGAAAATACACGAACTTAATTTTAAACTTTTGGATAAATGCAATGTCGATGGACATAAAGATGTTGATCCTTTATCTAGAATACAAAAAATAGATAGAATAGAAAGATTATACAAGGACGTGTATGATTTCGACAGTATGTATTATAAAAGGGTTTATGGTTTGATACATGGAAACAGTTATGATTATTACAAGACAATTTCATCGTTAGATTCAGGTATAAAAGAGAGACTTTTCGAAAGAGTTTATGATAGATTGTATAAAATGTACAGTATTGTAGAAAAATATGGAGAGAATCAAAATGTTGATTTTTTTATTAAAAATAAAAAAAGATTCTTTTTCATAGATGCCAATCCAAATTACAAGTATTACTATTATAGTTTAAGAGGATATAAAAGGTATATGAGAGCCAGAGGGACTTTTAAGAAAAGAATTGGTAAAAAAAATATAACGAGTAAAAATATAACGAGAAAGAACAAGCAATAAATGGTTGTATATAATAATCATGGATTATAATGGTGTAGAAATTAGAGAGAAATACTATGAAAACCATATAAATAAAATATAATATTGAAACAATATAATTATTAATTTATATATTACAAAAAAAATAGGCTATATGAACTTGTTTAATAATATGTTTACAGATTACAAGTCTCAATTGGCATTTAGTCAAGAAGAAATTAAACGTATAACAAATGAATTGAATGAGTATAAAACAAAATTACAAGACACTGAGGATAAAAACAAACAGTTGGTGAATGAATGGAGGGAGTATCAAGTTGAAAAAGATGAAATAAACGCAAATCGTAGTTTAATTAAAGTTTTGCATGATGAAAATAAAAAATTAAAGCAAGAATTAAAAGAAACTCGAAGAACTATTATTACTATTAAAAGAGAGATGGGAATTAATAAATAATTGATGAATTATTTAATAATACAATGACAATTAGTTATAAATATTATTCAACAACTTAGTCTGTAATTTATTTGTTATTTCATTTTATATAAATCATATACTGTTTAAAATGAAATGATTTTTTACTTTATTAGTGTTTATTAGTGATTTTTCCATATTTATTTTATTTGGTTTTATATTTTTTATTTTTATTTTTTATAGTTTTTTT